GGGGCTTGTGCCTGTGCATACTGGCTCTGGAGAGCCATAGACTGTGGGATAGCCTGTCCGTAGAGGTCATTAAGAGTACCCATCTGACCCATAAGGGTGTCCCTCTGGAGTTGCTGGTACTGTGGTGTATGTTGTCTTTCAAGACCAAGCAGTTGACCCTGAATTTTGCCTTGAGAGTTAAGAGCATCGGACATTTCTCCAAGGTATGAACGGTTAGTAGGTGCAGAGATTTTTCCACCCTTGCCACCACCCATTCCTCCACCAAGCATTGACCCAAGTCCTGCACCAGCCATTGCACCTCCAAGAGCAGTAGTAGCACCCAAAGCCGCCATTCCAGTTGAGGTAGCACCAATAGCACCACCAAGAAGAGCAAGTGGGGCAGAAGGAAGGCAGGGTATTTTATTAAAAGTATTCATTAAAGTGTTGTTCCTGTAAGTTGTATATATCTGTTAGTAAGTTTAATTGTTTTCTTTCCTCTGATAGCCCATTTTGTCTGGTGCTCCCAGTTCGGAAAACGCTTCATAAATTTATCTACAATCTTAAGTCTGGATTCTTTAGTTGTATATATTGCGTCCATAACGCAGATGTCTGTCCACTTTTCCCAGTTAGGATTGCTTTCGTAATCCACAGGAAGTAATGACTTAGTACTCCCATCTGCGTGGTCTGCAAGAGGATATGCAATCATCAAGCCAGAAAGACCATTTTCATCTGATTCAACAAACAGGCAATCCTTGCTAAATGCCCAACTTAAATACTGACCAATAGCGTCATCAGCCCAAGGAAAGTCCTTATGGGTTTTTTTGATGAAGGCTATGAGTTCAGTAAGGAGCATCAGGCTGTTTTGTATTTATAGATGCGGAACTTGGAGGCAGGAAGCGTTCCAGTTGTAATTATGTCCGTATAAAGAGCCGTGTTTCCAAACATATTTAATTGAGAACCCGACCCAGCATTAACATCTATGGCAACAGTTCTTGCAGTTAAAGCCGTTCCAAGTGGGACTACCCAACTATGTTGAATAGAGCGTGAAACTAAGTGAGTAACCCCGCTTGAGTAGTCCATATCAGTTTTTAGATATGCACCTGTTCTAAATGTTTCCGTAGAATATCTGAAAGCATAAGAAGAACCATAACCTCTTACCATAGTCCAAGTTCCTTCAATTTCAAAAACCCAGATTTCGTCAGAGGGTTTTGTAAAAGAAGCAGTTGTTACAACAGCAGACTGAACGCCAGCAGAAGCGGCTGTCCAAGAAGACAGGGTTTCCTCTACAATATCAGTAAGCACATAACCGACAGCACCATTGACCTGTAAAACACCCGTAAAATTAGCAGTCCCGCTAGATGTAAATGCACCAGAAGCCGTAGTCGCACCAGTAAGTGTTGTAGCCCCAGAAACCGTTGTAGCACCAGCAACATTGAGTCCAGCGGAAACATTGAGTTCACCATTGATTCTGACAGACCCTTCTCTGACATAAGAACAAGTACCGCTGGCGGCTGTTGTTGCAGGAGACACAACATATGTAAATGCGTCTACTGTAGTAACCGTAATCTTGTATGTACCGCTGTAAGAAGCATTGCTGGCAGTAATCGTTACATTCTGTCCTGTAACAAGACCGTGAGCCGTAGAAGCAACTGTTGAAGTAATTCCGTCTACAGAAGAGAATGTCTTGCTTGTGACATTAGCACCGTCATTAGGCGTAATCAAGATGTCGCTATTTGCCACAGCGTTGACCACAGAGGTCACCACGGAGGTCGCTGTGACCGATGATGCCACAACAGGCAACGAAGAGCCTAGGATGTCGTTTACGGTGGCTTTTCTAAGAGCCGAGGCAGAGGTGTCAGAAATAAGAACCAAGTCATCTGAGGCAACCGTAGCGGCTGTTAAAGCACCTTGTTCTGTGATAACACCAGCAAGGAGCGTAGCAGAGTCAACGAGTTGGTTAAGGCGAGCACCAGTTACCTGTTGTCCGTCTGTGAAAGTATCGCCTTTTGAGATTTGAGCCATTGTTATGTTTTAGAAGTGTTAGTTTGTTTTTGGACTGTAGCGTAGATATACGCAGAACGAATAGAGGGTCTTAAATTGGTAGAAAGAAATTGAAGTTGAATGCCTGTGCCTATCTTTCTGATTCCGTTTCTTCTGGCAGAGTCTTCGGTGAACTGAGCACCAAATGTGTCAATTGTTGTTGATATGTCTGGATTATAAACTTCAGCAACAGTCTGAATCTGAGAGCCAGCGTCCGTAACTATTTCAACCTCTGCGGTGCTAAAACGCTTATCTCCAATACTGTTAAATGAATATCTACGGGTCTTTAGTATAGCGGTAATGCTATTATGCGGGAAAGAAAGAGCCTCTAATGTGGCAGGAATATAGAACGGAAGAGTTGGCTCTCCAGCGTTAGGGTCACCAACAGCCCAATCTTGGTATTCGTCTACATTGAGTTGCTCCATTAAGAACAGCCCCTTGTCTGTATCAATTCCGTACATTCGTCTTTGGTTGTCTTTCTTAGCAATGACAAAATCAAAGATGTCAAATCCAGCAGGGTAGGTGTCAACCGACTCCCATTGTTTTAAAATAAAATTGTATACCAGAATAGCGTTGTTATCGACAGAGGAATCAAGCGGAACGGCAAGATAGTACCTGTTGTTCCAATAGGTAGCAACGGCACGATAGGCATAAGTTGTATTGATTCTCTGGATGACATCGTCAATCGGGGCTGAGATAGGGTCAGCCATTGTCAGCAACTTCATAGACTCCGCAGAAGCGGGTTGAGGTTGCAGGAAATAAACACCGTTGTCCGACAAGAAGAACACGCCTCCGTTAGCCTGCACAACCGACTTCTTGGAAGAACAGCCGATGTCGGTGGCTAGGGTTCTGACATAGGAGTCATTAGAGAGAGCCTCTCCAGACACATACCTGCTAGTGCCAACGCCTACATAGAAGATGCTGTTACGCATAAACACCAAGAACTCGTTAAGAGTCCAAGGAGAAACGCCTACGATTCTGTCGTTAGAGCCGTTGTTAATTGTGAACGCATCAAGTGCGTCAAAGTGCTGGTAGTCTAGGAAATTACTTACGGAAACAGTATCGTTGTTTCGGAGGACATTTGTTTCAGCGTGATGCTTGCCAGTAACAATAAAGCGGTTAGCATAGTACAGGATGCTTTCGCAGGATGGGAATTCGTGTCCTGTTCCAGCGGTTGGCATAGCGGTTACTGTAACATTGATATCCCAAATCAGCGGACGCTTGCTGAAACCACGAGAAATTATTACCTTGTCCGTACCCGCTACGACATCAACTCCGTCCTGTGTAATAATTGTTTCACCAGCGGGGAATGAGACCTTAGCGGAAAGTATCTCCGTTTGAGGGTTGTACGAGTAAAGACCATCCGTGAGGACAACAATGATTATTTCTTGCCCTGTGCTGTTGATGTATGTTCCTACACCGTAAACCGTCTGCCCGACAAGAGCACCAATAGTCTTGCGTTGCATCCCCTTGCGGACTGTGGCAACACCCCTATCCATTCTAAAATTCTGAGACTGACTAACGATACCTTGGGGCAAAGCACTAGGGTTGTCACGGCTGTTAAGCCCGACAAATCCTAAGTCTCCGTCCTTTTGGTATTCATTCGCCATTACTGAGAAATGATAGAATAGTAGACAGCCTTAATCTTTTCAGACCAGCGAGTGCCGACATAAACGCCACCAAGGAAGGTGACTGTAGAAAGGAGAATAGTAATCATACAGGGAGAGAGATTTTGAGACGCTTGAGTTCGGCCTTTAGTTCGGCTTCTGTTGGCTTGGAGATGACCGTTAGTTGTCCGTAGTATTTGCCGTCCTTCTTGAGTTCAACAATCGGTTCAGCAATGTTGTCTTGGACGAAGGCAACCCAGCCTTTAGGAAGTGTTTTAGGAGCAGTAGTCATATTGATTACAGGGCTTCAGAGTAATAGCCGCCAGAACCGTCATTACTCCAATAATAAGCAGTAGTGCCGTCATCGGTGATGTAAGTGCCATAAGGATAATAAGCACCGCCACCTGTTCCAGTAAAGCCACCAGAACCATTCCACTTGTAAATAGAAGTTGTTCCATTGTCGTAATAACTACCACCTCCAGAAGGTACTTCAGTTTGATTGTTTGCAGTATAAATAGTGGTGTTGTTAGCGTAGAACGAACCTTGATTTGTTAATGTAGTATACCCACCAGAACCATTCCAGTTATACCTAGTGTATTTGCCGTTGGGATAATAACTTTCGCTACCAGAAGGAACTTCAACAGTCTGATTAACATCAGTAATTAAAGTCCCATTAGCGTAGTATGTGCCTAGGTTTGAGGAAAGGTAATAGCCAACTGCTCCATCCCAAACATAGGTGGAATATTTTCCTGTTTCAAAATAGGTTTCGCTACCAGAAGGAACTTCAATTTCAGAGTAACTCCGAAGTGCTACATCAATTTCTACCCCTTCAGCCCAAGGGGTGTCGGTTGTGTCATCATATACATAGCCGCCAGAACCATCGTGCGTGTAGTTGTTGTAGCCAAAATAACCATCATAATAGTTTCCGCTTTCAGCAGGAACTTCAACAGGGTTTGCAGTATAAATAGTGGTATCCTGCCAGAAAATTGTCCCCGCTGGCTTGTATGCAATATTTGTGGCGTTTGCCCAGTCGTTGTAGAAACCGCCAGAACCATTGTGGTAGGCATCCACATCGCAGACTTCATTTGGAACATTAGACCCGTCAGCAGGGCTAACAAAAAACTCACCACCTTCTGCGACAAGATAAGTAACTCCAGTTAAAGACTGGTAGAACAACCCATTGGCAGGGAACGAGACGCTAGGAAACGACACGATGTTCCCGAACCCGTTACGGCTAGAGCCAGACGAGATGCCTGTGCCTATCCGATGTAGGTCTACGCTCATTAGCAAACAGCGTAGGCGATATGAACAGGGGTGGAGGCGGTATCAGACAGACAACGGATGTGACCATTGTAGTTATCCAGCGAGATGCTTTCGCCAGCCTTAACAAACAGACCGTCAGAGCCAGACTCAGAGAATCGAACTGTAATCTTAGCGGTGGCGTGTTGGTTCTGGATGATGACGCTCACCCGTCTGATAGGGGTGACAGCGTGGTCAAGGATAGTAGAGGCAGATGTGCCTACTGTAAATGTAGCGTGGGTGAAGCCACGGAGGAAGGGGGAGGTGAATGAGATGTTAGCCATTGTATTAGTAAGTGTTTGTCATGTTGATTTTACCGAACTGTCCCTGTTGACGCAGGAACTTGTCGTATTCTTGCTCAAGGACTTGGTTAGCCTTGGCTTCGATGGTAGCCGCCTCTTGAATCTGACCTTCAGAAACAAGCCAATTAGCGGCAGACCCCCAAGCCATAAACGCAGAGAAGATATAAGGGATATCAGTCTTTGTCCAAAAGGCAGGGTGGGTGTTTGGGTTTTGACCAGCAGTCGTGGAAGCCACGGTGCAAGTATAGAAATTGCCAGCGTGGGGCTTGCCCAAGACTGGAACATAAGAGCCTGTACCAGAGCCAGAGTCAAAATAGACTTGGACTCCTTGGTAGTAGACAACCGTAGGGCTGTATAAATCGCCTTCTAGGGCAATGCAGTCCTTGCGATAGAGATAGTAACCACCGCTGATGTTTCCAACTACGACCTTTCGCTCCGTACCGCTGTCGTAAATCTGATACGCCAACTGCACAGCCTTTGTCGTTTCCTGCGGGTTCTTAGAGAACACGCCAAGAATCTCATCAGCCTCTGTAACGGGCGTGAACGAGGTAACGCCATTTGCATCCGTTGTCGTGGTGAACTCAACCAGTCGGCAGATATCTGCCCATTGGTTAGATTCCCAAGCCTCACGAATACGAGCAGAACTGAAGTCACGGAATTGAGAGAATGTCTCATGCGTGATGTTGTGTCTGTCGTTTCCAGAATACTGGAGAGCGTCAAATAGGATTTGCGAGTAGTTCGATGTTCTCATTATGTGAGATATCCGTCACCTGTGAAAATTGCACCGTTAACACAAGTACGCTTGGCATAATTGGTAACGGCTGTTTCTGGGTTGTCCCGTAGGAATTCGTTTAGGAATGCATTATCTTCCCAGCACTCGTACCCAAGACGCTGACCCCAGTAGTGCCACGCTTGAACAGGAATTTGTGCTTTCAACCGACCAACGCCTTCGATGTTATTAGCCTCGTTAGCGTGTCGAAAAACAGCGGATTGCTTCGCTGTGCTCTTGGCTTTGACTTCCTCCATCCTCCAGCCATTGATGAGTTCCCTCTCCACCCTATTTCTAAGGTGGGAGGGGATTGCATCAGCCAGACTTTGGATTATGTCTGACACCTCAGTTGTTAGGCTGTGAAGTCGAAGACTCCGAAGGCGAGGGGGTTGTAGATACAGAGACCTGCAACCGCTTCAATCATTCGGGCTTCACCACCACCGCTGTTAGGCAGGGCAGTCACACCAGCAACATTGCCACCATAACGCACTTCAACTTGGTCGAAGGGGATGACATAACCAACGAAGGTCGAGCCAACGCCAGAAGAAGCCTTGAGGTAGTGGGAAGGGTGGAGGCGTAACTTACCGAAATCGCCTTCAAAGATATCGACAGACGAGATGTAGGATGTCGAGTCAGACTCACGATTCAGAGTACGAACAGCATTCTGAGTGAATGTGTTGGTTGAAGCGTTAGTTGTGGACGAGGATGTGAAGACGAGGTTTGTGAAGGCTCTCTTGAGGGCTGTGCCAACCAGAGCGTCATAATCTCTGTATTGACCAGTCTGGGAGTAGATGCCTGTGAGCAAATCCTGCACGACAGACTCTGTGAGGGCGGCTGTACCAACAGTCGAACGATTAGCCGTAGGGGTGCAGAACTGGTCGATGACAGGAAGGACAGAATCCTTAGAGGCAATCGGCTGTAACCACTTGTGGAGACCACGGGTGAGGTAGGGGGTCGAGCCACCAGCATCGGCTTGAGCACCATTGTTGGAGCAGAAGGTGACTTCCATGTCACGCTTAAGGGCTTGGATGCCCTTGGCAACATTGTTAGCGAGTTCATCACGCACACCAGCGACTGTCGTGATATCCTGTGTGAGAGGAGAGACACGGACGGAGCGTCTGAAGATTTGGATGTAGTTGCTGAGTTCAGCACGATAGGTTGTCGAGCCATCCTTGACATAGTTGTCATAGGACGAGACATCCGTACCATCGACTGTACCAGTCATCTTGGGGGTAGGCAGAGAGTCGGCTTGCCATCTGAAAAGGGTATTTCCAGGTTTGCTACCCTTCTTCGCCATAGAGGTGAAGGGGGTATCTTTGGCATCGACAAGTGCGATGAGGTCTGCGAGTTCTTCTCTCTTACCAGAGGTAAAGGAGGGTTCTGTGAGGTTAGCCATATTAGTATATAGGTTTTAGGTTTTTGAATGATTACAGGAATCGTTTAGCGATTATAGAAGATAGGTCATCTCGGTTGCCAGAAACAGTAAAACGCTTTTGGGCGGCTTGCGACTGAGCGTCCTTTGCAGGAACTCTCGCAGGGGCGGCTGAAGGTCTCGGCTGGGATGGGGCTTTGATTGGAGTACCAGAGGACTTGCCTTTGGCTTCACGGGCATTTACGCCACGGATGTAATCTCCTACCACCATCTTGTAGTCTGGGAATTTCTGGATTTCTGGGAAGTGCTTGATAAAGGATTCAGCAATTTGTCTTTCCTTTGCTGACTTGTCCTTCCACCAAGGGTATTCCTTGGAAGCAACCTGCTCCATCTGATTGAAGTTTTGCAGATACTGCATTCGCTTCGGAAGGTGTTCCTCAAGGGCATCAAGGGCTTTAATCTTGATATTGCGGACTTCTTCAGCGGTATACTCGGTTTCAGAACCATCTTTTCCCGTAACTACTGCACCATCGGGATTCATTTCGCACCAGCGTCTGATTTGCTTGGCTTGGTCTGCCTCACGGCTGACTTCGTCTAGCGTAGACAGGTTGGCATACGGATTGTCGGCAGTAGGAATCTGTGCTGGCTTGGTAGCCTCTTGCGACAGTCTTTCCACTTCTCCCTTTAATCTTTCTACTTCTGCTTCAGCCTCCCTGCGTTTAGCGGAGAGTTTGTCAATGCGTTTCTTGACTCCCTTGGGCAACCCACGCTCAATTTCATCATCTTCAGACTTGGTTTCTTCGGTTTCCTCGGAGTCTTCGGACTGGAACTGGTCGTTAGTTGTTTCGGTTTCTTGTGAATGAACATCGTCCTCAGAGGTCGCTTGAGCCTCCGAATCACCGTTTTCGTCTGCGGGTGACTCCGCACTCGATTCCTTACCACCTAGGAACGAATCGCTAACTATGTCAGCGAGTTTACTGATATCGAAGGGAGTGGATGTACCTTCGGGAGTCGTAGCGTTATTTTGTGCCGTGCTAAGGTCGGCTTGATTGTCTGTATTCATTAGATAAGGTCTAAAGTCCTATATTTGTAGGCAGGGTGTTATAGTCCCAGAACTATCAGCCAGTTACGGCTAAATTTGTTTGTAAGCAAGAACTTACTATGTCAGATACCGTTTTCCGATGGGGAATGGTCTTCTGAGGGTCTTCCTTGGTCACGGAGAACATCATTGCGGGTGTTCATCAAGATTTCTCTGAAGGCGGTAAGGGCTTCGGCTCTGCCACAATGCCAAGCACGGTCTTCGCCCTTATTTTCTTTAGAGACAGCATTTGCAACTTCAGAATCAATAGAAGCATCGAGTAGGAGATGGACGGCTTTCCAGAGTTCATTCTGTTTTTCAAAGGAGAAGCCTACGATGACTTGTTGTGGATAACTCATTGCATCTGTTGCTCCTGTTCGCCCTGCATATCGTTAGCCTGTTGAATCTGCTGTTGCATCTGGTTACCAGCCTGTTCTGCAACAGGGGTAACGCCAGTACGACCAATCTGCTTGTTCTGTTGCTGGCTGACCGACATCTGAAGGTTCTTCATATAGTTCTCCAGCATAGCACGGAAATGCGGGTCTTGTTGCATAGCCTGTTGAGCCTTGGGGTTCTTGCCCATGATATCTTGTAGGTACTGCATCTTGGAAGCCGCAGACGGGTCGTTCTCGACATACTGGGCTTCGTTACCAAGCATCATCAGTCCTAGGTCAGACTGGATGTTCTTATACAGCAACTGCGAGGCTGTGCCTGTGTTGATGATGAGTTCCTTTGCCTTGTCTGGGTCGATAGCCTCAATAGCCGCCTTGACCAACTTGTTCTTGTCGATAACGCCACCGTTGTCGAGGGGAAGGACGAACTGGGTGATAGCCTTGAGTTTCTCGATGACAAAGTTTGTGTCGAGTTCACGGACATCGTACTTGACTTGAAAGTCGAACATATTGCTCACGCTCGACATATTCTGCGGAAGAGCCTTGCCAGTAATGCCTTCGATTTCATCGGGTTGCATATACTGTAGCATCAGACTGAAGGTCATAGCAAAGGATTCGCTCCAGACATCCAGCCAGTTATTAATAATGAACTGCTGTGTGGTCTGCGTCTTCTGAGGCATGATGTTCGGGTGAGGAAGACCAAAGTACGAAGCGTGGTTCTGTTCAACACGGTCAATCAGCGTGAACGCAGTAACAGAATCCCCTGTGGGAGTGGGCATGAAACGATAGTCATCCGCACTTGTAACAGGAAGATGAATTCCTGGGGCAATTTTATTTATACCACCAAGTCGCTTCTTAACAAGAATAGGTGGCAAGGTCGTGAACGCTGTTCGGTCACGGATGGCATCGTGCTGTGCCTTGATTTCTTCTTGGTCGGTCTGAGCAATTTCTGGAACTCCTCTAGACTCCATAATCGCTCTACGAGTGCGTTCTCTTCGATAGATAACGAAAGGATACTTGTTATGTGCATATCCGAGAAGTCCGTGAGAGGCGTACTCTTCGCTCTTGGATTGGGGCGAGAAGATGGTCTGGTAGACTCCTTGGATGTTGTTTTCGTCAATGAGGCGGGAGTAGGCATAGACTAATTCAATGAGGTTATCTTGTCGGCTGACTTGGAAGTTAATCAAGGCGGCGGCTGGGAGAAGATTAGGGTCGTTGAACTGCGACTGCAATCCCATTGTGTTAATGGCTTGCTCAACAAACGAGTCAGACCAACCCTCCATCTGAGCCATAGAGCGAAGTTCAACTTCGGTCACATAGGTTCTGCGGAAGACAACTCTAGCCTTCTGAATCTCAATAGTTTCTGGCGGGAACGAGATTTCATCGTAGGGCTTGAGGGCAACGATGAGGGGCTGGTTCTTGCTGATAAAGGTTTCTGGGATGTTAGCGTGTCCATCCTTGCGGAGTTCACGGACAGCCTTCTTGACAGCCTTTGGCTCAACAGTCTTTAGATACTGCATGATTAAATCCACAGCATAGTCTTCCTGCTCTGGATTCATAATGGCGGCTGGCAAATCCTTGATGGTGGCTTCGGGGTTCTGCTGAACCGCTTGCTGAACCATAGCAACGAGGTCATCCATGCGGATGTTCTGGAATCGTGTACCCATCTCCTGCTCCCAGATAACATGGAGTCCAGCCCAACCGTACTGCGTACCGTACTGGGCGAGGAGTTCCGCTTCCTTGCGGACTTCAGAGCGAATGCGGGACTCTAAGAGCCACGACATCAGCACATTAGCGGTAGCGGAGTTTTCGGAATCAGAGAACTCAGTACCCTTGACCTTAATCTGGCATCTGTCAAAAGTTGTGACCATCATCGACACAAGGTCGTTAATAGTGCGGTCAACCAGTCGGCAACGCACATCAGACGCACCTTCAAACGGGAAAGCCCCGTCACCGTTCATGCGGTCTTCGCTGTGCTTCTTGCCGTCATCCGTCTGACCAGCCCATCTAGCAAGGCGAATGTCATCGTTGTCAGCGATGTTTGCGGTATTACCCCCATTCTGTGTAGAACGCTGGTATTCCTTGTAAAGATAAGGGATATTCGGGGTATCGCTGGCAAAAACCAGTTCGTCCTCGTTATTTTTGTAAGATTTCATTTAAAAATTTAGTGAGGTCATTTCGGAAGTACCGTTTGTGACCACCGCTGGTGGTAAATGTGCGTACTTGACCCTTCTTGGCAAGGGACTCAAGCCTTTTCCGTCCGAAACCAGTAAAGAGCATCGCTTTCTGACGAGACAAGAGGGCTGGGAAGAAAATTTCCATTAGTAACTTCCTCCACCCCATGATTGCATTGCGTCCCCGCCTTGGTAAATTGGATTCATAACCATCAAGTATCTGAGGCAGTCGATAGGGTCTTTGGTTGCCCCCTTCTCTCCGTCTGCTCCCGTCCACTCCTTGAGGCAGTATATTAAGTTTTGACATGATTCGCTGATGTAGAGTTTAGGTTTGTTCAAAGGGGTTATATCTTGGTTCATATCGTAGGAGAAGCCGTCATTGATTAAGGCAACGCCCTGTTCAATTCTAATTCCTGCGGCTGGCTGAAAGTGCATAGGGGTTTCCCCGTCATCAAGCATATCGATGAGGGTAGTGCCACCGTCTTCGGTCACAGCCTTAGAGCCTCCAGCCCTAGGGTCGATGTAACGCTCCCAGATTTCTTCGCCCTTCTCTAGTTCAAGGACAAGTGCCTTGTATTCCGCAAGAGAGCGTCCAGCACCGTTACGCTGGGCAGTACCAGCCCTGCCGTCTGGCTCAGAAGCAGGTAAAGCCCACTCGCCATCCGATGAATCTGGGAACTCACGGTATACATACATATCTCCAGACTTATCAACTCGCATCCAAAGCATGAACCAGTTTCTAGCCCCTGCTGGGTCAACGACCATGTAGTTAGTTCCTTCTTCTGGGACTTGTTCTGCCTTAACGACATTGACCCCTTCGGTGAAACGGGGGAACTGGCTTCCGCTGATGTTATCAGCCCAACCATACGCTCGGATTTTGACTTCATAAGGCTTCTTCCCAGCGAGCGTCTTCTTCAACTGCTCGAAAGGGTTGTACGGGTTGAGTTCGCTATGAAACCACATTACTGCGGCTGGACGGACATGGGACTTAGCCTTGTATGGCATCGTACCTCTGGGGCATCCGTTTACATTTATGTTGTCGGGCAGAAGGGGAGAAGGTTTGTTCTCCAGAATTTTTGCTCCGCTTACATACTCCTTTACAACGCTACTGTAACCCGTGATTGGAGTGAAGGTTGTAATTAACTTACCGAAACGAGTAACGATACGATATCTCAGCGTTTCAATCCAATCTAAAGGTACTAATTCATCGCACCAGATGAGGTCAACCTCACCGCCTTCGATGACATCCCGCTTCTGAGCGTAGTTCATAAAGAAACATTGGCTCTTGTTCGGTAGAATAAATGTGTTGTCAGAGAACCCGTTCTTTTGGGTGTACTGGACATTCTGCACCTTGTTCTTCTTGAGGTCTTTGAACTCAGAAGGTAGGTACTTGAAAATTACAGGCTGTTGCATCTGGATGCTAGACTGGTTCGTAGTGTGCAGACACCACACCCTAGCATCCTTAATATTAATAAGCGTCTGGACAATGCGTTTAGCCGCCCATTCAGTTTTGGACGCTCGGTTACCGCCAAGGATGAGAACTTCATTGTTCTCCTTTAGCAACTGGTCTGCTTCTTTCCAATGCGGCAAGTCGAACCCGTGCCTATACGGGTCAAGTTTTTCTGCGAGGATTTTGTCCTCTCTTAAATTGAGAATCTCAGCGACCTTCTCAGAACCCACCTTCTCCGCAAGCCTCTTGATGTCATCCTCGGAAGGAGTAACAAGTATCGGATGCGGTGTCGGAGAGAAAGCCATATTAGTTCTTGGAAGGGAATCTCGTCTTCGTCTTCAATATCATCTGGAGATTCCATTGTTGCATCACTATGGTTTTAAAATTTTTTTATATTAGTACTTTCCGTTGAACCTCGGATGTCGCACGACCACCCATCGTGCTCCGTCCCAGCGGACATCAACGGGCATACCGATGCCGAACTTCACGGACTCACGGCAGAG